TTATCGGTTCCCGAATATCAGGCACGTCATGATCGAGTGCAATTACGACCGGTCTATCCTAGACCGGAACGTAGCGGAAGGACGGATAAACAAGTCCAGACGAGACCGGACATTGCTATCCCATATGGAACTAGGAACATGCGTGACAACCTTGGAGGCTAACGACCTCTCGGGGGTTGACAACATAATCCTGCTCCATTTGTCCGATGACAATAGTGACGAGGTCTTATTCAAGGAGAAAGTAAGCGAGGCTACCCAACGACCGACTTTCGTAGCGGTGCCGGGCTTGGACATAAACCTTACACGGCCATGGTCAAGATAGAGAAGACTGGGACGGACACGGATTTGACAGAGTTCCTTTGCGAGCTGGCCGGATATCCACCCGGTACTTACCAAGTGACGATATATCCTGTCGGAGATCTAAGATCCGGCGAGCAAAACAGGTATCTGTGGGGAGTGGTCTACCCTCTCCTGCTCGAGGGACTCAAAGATATAGGCTACGCTTATACGACTACCCAAGAAGTCCACGAGTTTTGCAAGAGGACGTTTTCTGATAGATACGTGAATTACCATTCCGGAGAGATCATGGACATCCCCGACTCTACCAAGGAAATGGATAGGAAGACTTTCTCCACATATTTACAGGTAATCAGGGAATGGTCGCTTGAATATCTAGGTATCGAGATTCCAGACCCACAATACAAGAATAATGAAAGAACTGAAATACTGTCTTAATGAGGCTTGTCCCAAGAGGCATTGCCTCTGTCATCAACGGCAGAGACATTGGACAGACCCGTCTAAAAAAGATGGGGGAAACCGTAAGGCCGGAATCGGTCTTATTTGAAGGGAATACTCCTTGCAAGGGATACATTCCCCAATATGAAAGAAAGAAATTCAATATTAATTATTAAGTAATATGGAAAAATTAATCGCTCAAAACGAGCCTTTATCTAACAGGCCGCAAATACTGGAGGACTCATGCGACGCCGTCGAGGAGATTTGGTACAATCATCCTTTTACCGAGGAAGAGTTGAATGAGATCAAGACCAAACTAGCTGACGCGTCAATTGACATAGCCGAATTGGAACAGGAGAAAGCGGACTGGATGGAGTCGTACAAATCACGGCTAAAACCGCTTAATACGGCCAAGGCAAAATATCTTGACCAGATCAAGCGTAAATCCGAGGATATCAAGGACAAGTGCTATAAGTTCCTTGATCACGAGAACAAGGAAGCCAATTATTATAATGGTGCCGGCGAACTTGTCTATTTCCGGAGGATGCAACCCCAAGAGATGCAGAAATCAATTTTTAATATTAATCGTAAAACAGGAACAGAATCATGAGTGAGAACAAATTAAATGTGGTTGTACCGAAAGATTATAGTGGTGCACCAATCGAAGTAGTATTGAGAGAAGGAAAAGCACCCATAGCGCTCGACCCTAAAGAACCAACTCCCGTTGGTATTGAAGGAACGATTGACAGCCCTTTGCGTTGGCTCGAAAAACGAGTGGGGCTTATCGATCAAAAGCGGGCAAATATAACGGTAAACCGTGATGATATGGAAATATCTTTAGTGGACAAAGAGACTGATTACTATAGAAACCGTATTACTGGAGTATTACAGCCGTCCAAAGAAATGGTTGAGTTTGGTATCAATGCGGAAAAGAAGTGGGAACCTATCAAGTTATCCAAGTTCTTCAAGATGCATCGTGCCTTCTTCAAGGACAAATCGGAAAACATGACGCTGGTATCTGCCTTGAAAAACTTCAAGGCAAAGGTAAACCAAGACATAGAGCGAAGCAAGGAAGAGAATGGCAGCAGAACCGATAACTATTCGCAGGTAGTTGATTCCAATCTCCCGGGGTCGTTCAAGTTGAACATCCCACTTTTCAAGGGTTTTGCGTGTGAGGAAATCGAGGTTGAGATTTACGCTGATGTGGACGGAAGAGACGTTTCGCTATCCCTTGTGTCAGCTGGGGCAAATGAAGCCATTGAGGAATACAAGAACAAAGTGATTGACGAGCAACTGGATGCCATCAGAAAGATCGCTCCAGATATCGTAATAATAGAGATATAATAACGCAAGTTTCGTGTTTTTCATGGTATTAGATTTGGGTTAGAATGATTATCCCCGCCGTCCGTGAGGATATGCGGGGCAAACACGGTGGTATGGCGGAATTGGTAGACGCTAAGGTTTGTGACTATCGAGAGAATGTAGTTTTGTCCTTTCCTATTTGGAATTTCAGCAACTCATGCGGGTTCGAGTCCCGCTACCATCACGAATAACAAATATTTAATATGGAAACAATACAAGATTTAGATCACTTGACAATGGCCATATACCTTATCACCGCGATACTAGGACTGCTCGCATTGATATTGGCCGTATTCTTACTAATAAACGATAAAGATAGGAGGAATCCATGGGAAAGAAAAAACATGATTTAGTGATAGCAGTTGATCCGGACATAGATAAATCCGGCGTATGCGTACTGTCTCCTTCCACGAGACAGATAATTTTAACGAGCCTCCCCTTCCCTGCCTTGGTTGACTTTATCAAGAAGGCGAGAGAAAAATATAATGGAGTAGACATGGTTGTCATTGTCGAGGCCGGATGGCTTAACGAGAAAAGCAATTACCACAAAGCGAGAGGTAAATCCGGAGAGAGGATAGCCAAGTATGTCGGGCGTAACCAGCAAACCGGGATATTGCTTCTCCAAATGTGCGAGCACATAGGAATTTCATGCGAGGAGGTCAAGCCTTTGACTAAGCATTGGAAAGGAGACGAGGGTAAGATAACACATGAGGAACTCTCATACATTGTCGGCCCATTACCTAAAAGGACGAACCAAGACCAACGTGACGCTACGCTTTTGGCTTGGTGGTATGCGGATCTTCCTATCAAAGTAAAGACTTGGTGACATGGCTAAGAAGAAAGACGAGCAAGAAAAGGTGAAATGTGGCGATTGCGCCAACGGACATCCTCACAAGGGGCTATGCGTTTGGTGCATCATACATGATGCTGGACGGGTAGCTAACTCCACGAGATTTTGTAACACTTTTAAAAAGAGAAGATAATATGGAACAAGAGAAATTTGATTTATGGTGCGTGGTCGAGTTATTCGGCCATTCAAGGATAGCGGGAAGATGTACGGAACAGAACGTGGCCGGTACCAATATGCTTCGGGTAGACGTTCCGGATACAAGTAACCAGCCCGGTTTCACCCGCTTTCTCTCATCGGGGGCCATATACGCTATAAATCCTGTCTCCGAGGAAGTGGCAAGGCAAATGGCGGAGAACCTGCAAATACAACCTGTAAACATATGGGATGTAAACCACCTTGTAGACCAGAAACTAAAGTCCTTGCAGGGCGGCGAGTCTCCGGATTTTGATTTTTAATAAAAGAGTAGTATGGCAAAAACCGGATTCTCCTTCTATCGGGCAGATACAGACAGGTTCCAAGATATTAGGATCAAGAAACTTAGGAAATATTTCAAAAGTAATGGATTCTGTGTTTTCGAATTCGTTGTTAATGAAATATATAAAACAAATAACTGTTTTATTGTTAAAGATGAAACTTTAATTTTTAATATTGCTGAATATTGGGATATAAAAGAGGATTTAATAGACCATATTATTATATTTTGTTGTAATGTAGGATTATTTGACAAGAATTTATTTAATCAATATGGGATATTAACCAGTTTTGATATACAAACACAATGGTTAAAACAAACAATGACAGTTGACTTCAATATAATCCCTATAAAATATCTTTTAATTGACAGATCCTCTATTCCTTTTTATAAAACGGCAAAAAATCCAAGATTAGTAGAACGCAATTCAAAATTATGGAAAAAGATATCTAAGGATATTATGAAACGCGACAACTATACTTGTGCTTATTGCGGGAAAAGAGGGGGAATATTGGAGATTGACCACATATTACCCATTTCTAGAGGAGGGAGTGATAATAAATCAAACTTAGTCACTTCATGTAGACATTGTAATCGGCAGAAAAAAGATAAAACAGTTGATGAGTTTATCAAATGGAAAATAAAACATGGGTATTCAAATAATGGGACTTGACTACTTTCCCATGAATGTGGATTTTTTCGAAGACGATAAGATAGAACTCATAGAGGCTGAATTTGGGATAAAAGGCTCAATCCTTGCCGTAAAGTTGCTTTGTAAAATATACAAGGAAGGATATTTTTATAAATGGGGTGAAGACGAGTGTTTGCTTTTTTCAAAGAAGGCGGGTGCTGAATTTGTCCCGGGATTTGTAAAGGAAGTCGTAAACGGGTTGGTCAGACGGTGTTTCTTTGACAAGGGGTGCTTTGACTCGTTCGGTATACTTACCTCTTCCGGTATCCAGAGACGATATTTTGAGGCGGCAAAACGGCGTAAGAGAATAGACGTTAATCCTGATTTTTTGCTTATAGACGTGTCTGATTTCAAGAATGTATACATTAATGGCAAAAATGTATGCATTAACGATGAAAATGTCAACATTCAAGGACAAAGTAAAGGAAAGTATAGTAAAGAAAAGGAAAGTAAAGAAATACCCCCTCTATCCCCCACGGGGGGAAGCGGAGGAGGAAGTTTTTTTAATCTTTCTAGGAATGACCCGCCGCCTTCGGACGGCGTGAAAAGGAATTATGAGGCATTGGTACGGAATCTTACGGGATTACAGATATCCCCGGAGGAATACAACAAGATTTGCGATCTCTCAAACTATGGGGAGATAGGCAGTCCTGTATGGCAATCCTTGGAGGATATAAGATCAAGCAACGGCAAGATTACCCAGCCGGGGAAATTCATTCTTTCAAGATTGCGGAAAAATGGTTAAGACCGTAACTCTCTATCCGGGCAGATACGCATATATCTGTCCTTGCGGCCATCCCTATCAGGTGATGACCTTATACAGGAAGACTAGTAACGTGGCGGTCTATTGCTTCGCTTGTAAACAACAGACCGGGAAACACATAAGAATCATGGATCAGAACATAGATTTCGCCGTTAACTCGAATAACAAGTTGAACGGCACGTATTTCACCGCATTGAGATTGCACGATCCGATCAAGTATTGCGTGGGGAACGTCCTCACGGTTTCGGTCAAGCAGCAACCACGGGGAAAGGCTAAGATTATCAAGATAAACAGTTTCACGATAGACAAAATAAATGACTACATATCGTGCTTGGATTCCGGATTGAAGGCCGAGGAATACAAGACTATAATCAAGAAGACATATTCAGGCAAAGGGATAAACTGGGACAAACAGCTTTTAGACTTTTGCCTTTTTGAATACTTAAACAACAAATAAAATGGAAATAGTAGACAGATTAAAGAATACCCCTACCGGGTTGATCGTATTGGTAGGTAACATGAGGATCGTCGTGGAAAAGTACAGGCCGTACTACAACGGGCAGAACAAGATCCCGTGCAGGGGATGCGTCTTCCGGGACGATGGAGCGAGATTTTGCGAGTACAGCAAGGCTTGCATGGCCCATCTGAGGCCGGATCATGAAAGCGTGGTGTTCGCTAAAACAAGAGAGACATGACACATGGATCATTATTTTCTGGCGTGGGCGGCTTTGACCTTGCCGCCGAATGGATGGGATGGGAAAACCTGTTTCATTGCGAGATTAACGAGTGGTGCCAAAAGGTACTGAAATATCATTTTCCAAACAGCATTCAATATGACGATATTACAAGAACTGATTTCACTCCGTGGAGAGGGAAGGTTGACGTACTCACAGGAGGGTTTCCTTGCCAGCCATTCTCAACGGCAGGAAAGCGAAAGGGAGCGGATGATGACCGTTACCTCTGGCCGGAAATACTCCGTGCTATACGAGAGATACGACCCACTTGGGTCATTGGTGAGAACGTTGCTGGAATCCTATCGATGGTACAACCCGGCAGTGAGGTTACGGTGGAAAGTCAAGCCTCTCTTTTCGACAAGGCTGACAAGGAAACGATACTCGAGCAAGAATACGTTATCGAGACCGTATGCCGAGATCTTGAACGTGAAGGATATACCGTCCAGCCGATTCTTATTCCAGCTTGCGGTGTGGGTGCGCCGCACAAGAGGGACAGGGTATGGTTTATTGCCAACCGTTCAGACTCAGGGATTGAAAGTTTGCGACAAGGACGGGAAAACGAGATTCATGAACTTGAGTCTACTTCCCACTCCAACGGCACAAGAGGGTTTCAACTCGGGGAAAGGAGAAATATTCGTGACAAGGAACAATACGATCCGGGTAAGGAACCAGAACGGCACGAGCAGCCGTCTAGGTTTGGAAGGGGTGGTGAAGCATATGTTATATCCGACACCGACAGCCCAAGATTTCAAACGAAGGGGACCGAACAGCAAACAACAGGGATTACCGGAGGCGGCCTACAAAAAGATGCTACCGACACCTACGGCGAGAAGCTACAAACATGGCTCAAAAATAACGGACGGGAGATCGAGGAGGAAAATATCGCAAGGTTGGACAATGGAGTTGAACGATCTTGCTGTATCAGGGCTTTTGCCGACTCCGACAATGAGAGATTATCAACCATCGGTATTACCGAAAGGATTAGTTCGGAAGAACGGGAAAAGAAGAGACGATGCCTTATGCAATATACCAGTAATGATTGGCCAGCATTGTCAGCAGAACGATGGAAAGACTTCCCAACTCAACCCCCTGTTTGTCGAAGACATGATGGGTTACCCTTTGATGTGGACTACCTTGCCATTCCTTTCACAAAATGGAGACAAGAGTCGATAAAAGCCTACGGGAATGCCATCGTCCCACAAGTAGCATTTGAGATATTCAAGGCGATAGAAACATCAACCTTTCCTCATAGTTGAAAGCCGCATTCATCTATGATGAGAGTAATAAAAATCAAATAATCATGAGCGGAAATAGAAACAAGCTTATAGCCTTCAATTATTTCGGAGGCAAATTTACTTGGTTGGAGTATCTGTACGCCAACTTTCCAAGGGATTTCACTCATCTAGTCGATCTGTTCGCCGGAAGCATGGCCGTATCTCTCAATTATCCGGGAAGGATCATTAAGACAGCCAACGAGATAAACGGGGATATAACCAACTTCTTTGAGGTATTAAGGGATCATGAGCCGGAGTTGACAAGGTTATTGTTGTTAACCCCGTGCTCCGAGCTGGAATACAATAACTCATGGGAGCCTTCCGAGGATAAGATAGAGTGGGCACGGAGGTTTTACGTCCGTATCCGGCAATCGTTCTTTGGATTGGGCGCTCAACGGAAGAACAAGGGTTGGCATTGCGCCAAACAACATGTCAATGCCAAGGGCGGAGAGACCGTATCCCGATGGAACAACGCCATAGAGAAACTACATGATGTGGCCGAGGTGATAAGAGCCAATTTCCAGATTACCAATCTGGACTATAAGGATTGTATCGATCGGTTGGATTTCCCCGGCGCTTTCTTCTATGCCGATCCTCCCTACCCGCTTGAGTGCCGGGCATCTTCAAACGATTACAAGTACGAGTTCCCGGACGATAGGCATCGTGAGCTTTCCGATCGTTTGCATTCGATCCAAGGCAAGGCAATGATAAGTAGTTATGACTGTCCGTTGATGCGGGAGTTGTACGGGGATTGGAACATGATAAAGTTTCCGGTCAAGAAGAATAACATCCGGAGTAGTGAGGTACAGGAGGTGATTTGGATTAATTATGATTTAGAGAAAACATTGTTTTGATATGAAAAAAGCAGGAGATATAGATATTCCAGAAAAAAACAAAATGGATAACATATTCACGATTTGCTATTCAAGGCAGGAAGCCAATGAGATCGGACATTTCATTATGAGCAAAGGATACGAAGGCGTTCAAAATGGCAGCTATAGATATTGTGAACTAATGATTCAAGTAACGTTAAATGACGCCATGAGACATCATGAGAATTGTATATATGTCGGTGTTAGCGGATGCCAAATGATTGTATCCAGAACAAAAAGAGGGCTTAGAAGAAAGGGACTCAAATATATAGAGAAGAAACGGTTGTTTTACAATTTATTAAAGAATTATAGATTAACAATTAAATCCAAATTGACATGAAAGCGAGAATAAGAAAGACTGGGGAAATCGTTGATGTTATCGCCTTCAAATCTTCCGAAGCCTGTCCTGAAAAGGATTGGGTGCGCTATGTGGATTCCGAGGGGCTTGATCTCATACAGGAACTCAACGCTCTAGAGGATCTAGAGGTTATAGATAAGACGGAGGATAAAGCCGTTGATTGGGAACAACGCAGATATGATTTGGCAAAGCGCTATTCTATCGAGTTTGTGAAATTGCAACATTATCAAGGCCGTACTGAATGCGGTATACTTTATTCTAAAGTAGTGGGATGGTCTGTGGAATTAGCCGATGAACTCATAGCTAAATTGAAGGAAGGAGGCAAGGAATGACATATCAGCAACTAATCGACAAATGGGAAGGTCAGCTCTCTCTCTGGAGAGATACGGCCAAGGACAATCTGTTTCGTACGAAAGAAGATAGAGAAAAGGCTCTCTATTACGCATCCTCTATCTCTGCTTTCTTGATTGATTTGAAGGATATGGATAAAAAGGAGGTAAACAATGAGAAATAAAGAATTGATTGCTCTTCTCCAAGAGCAAGACCCGGAAGCGGAGGTCATTATAGAAACATCCGATAACTATACCTACGATATAGTGGACGTTACGTTTGAGGAACAAATTGAGTGCGTGGTTATTCATGAGGGATGAGATGAGCAGACTAGACATATTAAAATCCTCTCTTAAAAAGAAAGAGGATAAATTCAACAAAAAGATCAACGAGCACTTCGATGACGTGGCCTCTGCTAACGGGCAACCTCTTAACGATAAGAGGAACGGCCCGGCCACCATGCGAAGATGGGACAGGCAGAACAACGCTATATCCAATCTCCAAAAGGAGATAGACAAGACCAAATCGGCCATAGAGCGAGAGGAAGGTAAGCTCATAGGCATGGCCCGTAATAAGAAGCTAATGCCGAAGGAGATCACTGATCTTATCGATAATGGTACATTGATACAATGGGGTAAATATCCGCATATATTGTTTGTTGACGGCGTGGATAAGGCACGGATAATCTGGGATAGCAAGAAGAAGATGGTCATGCACAAATTCGTAAGTTATATTACGGATGCAGATCAAAGAAAGATATTCGCCCGGGTGTATAATTCGCTTCATGAGGTGATCAACAAGAAGGAGGGGTAAATATGGAAGAGAAAATAAAAAAATGTCCCGAGTTTCCCTTTTTCGGTGCATCTTATCCAGACGCAAGATGCTGTGACGGCTATCTATGGGATCTTGACTCATATGATAGCGAGGTTGGAGGATTGACCATAGGCGGGGATGTCCCCTGCCCTTTCTGCAAGACCGATGAGTTTATAGAGTACGATCCTTTTGGTTTATTATACGTAGGGGATGACAAGGAGAAAACTCGTGAATGGTACTTATCTTACATTGATAAATTGAGGGAAAGATATGAATAATATAGGATTATTGGCCG